TGCTTCTAGCTGACTAGGAAAAATAGAGTTAATCCCCATTGAATATAGTATGGATTTAATTACCTCATTATTCTCATGCGGTGCTTGATCCTTGCTCCGATTACCCTTATATTCCTTTAAAATATTAGTGCGTATATTGGGGTTTTGCACCTTTTTTTCATCCCATACAAATATAGTACTATCCGGGACAAACTGCCTGGCGTAGGAGCTAACAGCGTTAAGCGTAAAGTATATGTGGAAGTTACTTACTTGGTACTCTGTGTGGGCCGCCGTCTTCTTTGACTGAGCTTTTGCTGTATAAAACGTTCGGTGTATTAAGTTGTTCCCGTCTATTATTAGAGTTTTCATTTTTATTATACTGTGCCTCTACAACGGAGTAAACCTCTTTAGGAAGCTTCTCTACAAACTTTATTATATGATTGTTCCTTCCATTTTCAAATGATTCTATCGGAACTTTAATATTTTCTATTGAAGGTAAGGATAGACAACCAATAAAATCCGCTTTAGGGTCGACAATAGCAAACATTTGACCGACATAGTCTCCTGTTTGTACGGCATACACTTCTCGTTTATAATAACTCATCTGGACCTGGGGGGTTAAGACCTTTTATAGAATGAACCTCAGCAGCGAAATATTTTAATAAAAAAGAATTTAGAGCCTCGAGTTGTTGCGGTGTTTTGGCAGCTTTTATATCTAGATGCTGTCCGTTAAAATCATATCCCAATAATATATAACTATCTAAATACTCACTAAGAACAGAAGACAATCTATATGCTAAATCTCTACTCCTTTTAAACGTTTTACGGTCCTTAATATTCTCCTTAAGAGCCCTTTCAACCAGCTCTCTCAACTCATCATCATTTTCGAAGTTTTGATAGTCGTCGTCGGTAGCCATATAACTATTTATCTAAAAAGTCGCTTTCTTCCTTCTGTCGCACTCCACTCTTTAAAAGCTTTTGAACTACAACTTCAATAGAAAAAGTTTTTAAGCTAACGTTACCTTTAAAATTTTGATTTCCATCATTGAAATTAAACAAATACTCTCCTTTGAATGGTGAATTTTCAAAGCATGTAATATATACAGACGAGCCTGATGGATCTACTAATACGGTCCACCTACGTGGGTCCGTCTCACTATATTTATCAAATATACGTAACGTTACAAAACCATTATCCTTTAACCGCTTTATAAAGTAACCAGGCGTCTTTAATTTATTTTTTGTTTGAGAGTTTGTCATTGAGTTAAAGCTGAAATTATATATTTTAATTTAATGTAATCATTTTGAATGTCAAATACAACTACACCGTATTCAGTATTAACTCTTACATTAAACTCATCATTAATCATGGATAGCAGTCTTATATTATCTAAGTTTAATGGTATAGGGTCTAACGTAAAATCTACATCACATACCGATAATGTAAAGTTATCGGTATTATGTCGAGCTCTATCCGTCAGCTCAGCCATTAATTTATTATTTTCTGTATAAAAATAAATCTTATTGGTTTCATGAGCAAATCCACATCCCTTAAATATACGCTGAATTAGATTTTTATCTAATTTAAACTCTACATCGTAAACAAACTTATTAATCTTATTTAAATTAATATTTGGTCGTGTGATAAATCCTTCTTCATAAAGATGGTACTTAAATTTAATATCTGAGCTGTTATATTGAAGATTGTTTTGATTAACAATAAGATCAATATCTTCTTTTTCGATAGCATCTAAAACATGTTTAAGCTTTTTTACATCTGGTATATTTAGATTATCTTCTAATTCATTAATACCTGTTAATTCAGTATGAAGTATTAATGTACTATCTAAACTCGAGACAAGAGACGATACTTTGTTATCTTTAACATCTAATATTACGCCTTGATCATTAATCTTTGAAATAGCGTCTAAAAACTTTAGAAATTCACCTTTGTTTGTTAGTTTTAACAGATTTTCCATTATCTAATTTTAAGCTTATTTCTTTAAGAATCAAATTTTGCTTTTCGAGCATCTTAATTATTTTATCCGCTTTGCTCGGTTCGCTAAAATCCAAATCTAATTGACCATGGTCACCAGGTTCGCCGACGGGCCCGGGTACATCTGGTATTACCGGTTGTTGTAATTCCCTCGCAGCTTGCTCCGGGGAGATTGGAGCTACTTGCGTGGGTATAGCCTCCGGAGGTTGCTCCTGTTGTGGCATTGCCTGTGGATAAGGCCTTTCTACAGTTGGCATTCTCGCTGTTTGCTCAAAGACTTGCTTTAATTGATTCGAATTGGGTGCTAGATTCCCAGTTTCACCAATAATCATTTTATCTTGCTTGTGAGCTTCGCCATAAGTCTGACCCATAAACTGCATAACAGCAGCCTTCTCCTGCGGTGTCATTGGTGGCTCTTGCATGTTACAGGTCCTTTAACAGATCGTCGATATCTTCTTCTACAGTATCATTAACAACCGCAACCGGTTCGGGTTCAGTAGGTGTAGTCTCCGGTACTGGTGCTGTAGTCGCCGGAGCTGTATCTTCTGTCTTGCAGTAGTAATGCTCGTTAAACATCTCTTTAAGATCGTCATATGACTTAAGAGTAAACACCTCATTAAGATCGAACACCCTGTCATAAATATCTTTTTGCTGATCTTCTGAAAGATCAACCTTACCAGCCGCAGTAAATCTCGATGAGACATAAGTCGGAAAGTCACCTTGCTGTTCAACCTTAATCTTAAAGTTGACTCCCTCAGACCCAAGATCGAAAATACGAGGACCGAACTCTTCAGCATCTTCACCCTCGATAGCTTCAGTAATAATCTTTTGAAGCTGCTTACCGTAACGAAGCATTTTTACCTTGCCGTTATTATCCGGATTTGCTGGATCATCAACTACATAGATATTCACAAGCCACTTTTCCAAACGGCGGACTGCTTGCATCTTGTCTTTTTCTTCGTCACTACCAGTCCTAAGAACTTTAAAACGTTCTTCAGCAATAGGGTCACGCTCACCAAACGTCTGCGGGCTTAGAGTTTGAACATACTGTCCAGTAGCAAACGAATTCCATCCATGGTTGTAATAATGGAAAAACGTCTTACTTGGGTCCTTAGCGTAAGGTAAGAGCCTTACAGTATAGGTATTACCTACCTTAGTAGGCATAATTTCGTTAAATGTAGCAGAACCCTTACTATCAGAGCTAGCTAACGCGTCTTTAATTGATTGAAACATTGAAGTATTAAAAGTACTCATGTCATTATTATAATTACTAAGAACCAAACTTCAACAGGTTTTGTTCTATTATTTTGAGACCTTTTTTAGCTTTATGCTTAAGTGATTTGGAACTTATAAATTTAACACGTGTCTTTGAATAGAGATCTGTAAAATCTTTTATAAGCCAATCGAATATTTCCTTATCTTTACTTTTTACAGCTGCATCCATATCAAAAGCATGTAATATATAGAAATTGATTTTATGATTTTTTAGGTGCCAAAATATTTCCGCGGTTGCTCCCTCCCGGGAAATTTTTACACCAGTTCCCGGGACATATGTTTTATACTCCTCGAGTGTTATTTTTTCATCGTAGCAGTAATTATAAATAAACTTTAAACATTCTTTTAGTGTATTAATACCCTCCTCACTATCAGGGTCCTGAACTTCCTTTTCCTTGCAATATATTGAATAGCATTTTATTGCTTTTATAGTATTAAAAAAGGACAAGTCAAAATAATCATCTGGACCATATACTTTATATGGAGCAATAAAGAAATCGTTATAGTTTATATGACTATATTTTGATAAAAGTAAATTAAGCTTCTTTAAAGCTACCTCATCTTTACTTTCTATGTTATCAAAATTTTGTCTTAATCTTACCGGCTTGTTTTTTGCCTTACGAGAAGCGTATAAATGGCTATTATATATAGATTTCTCTTTTTCTGTAATCATAAGTTTATATTAGAGTTGGAGTTAAGAAACTTTGTAATATATTTAGACTTTGTTATAGACGGTTCAAAGTCTATAAATAGTTTAACTACATCGAAATTGGTTTCAATAGTTAAAAGACCTTTTAATATATTTCTTAACCGCTCTTCCTGTAAGACAAGAATAAAAACGTTTTGAAGGGATAATTTTTTACCTTTTAATTGGGAACAGAATGTACAGAAACACATTAATAAGTGATCTGACTCATCCTTTATTAAAGAGGACGCTGGTGATTTTGGTGCATTAGGGGCTAGCATGGTTTAAATTGTTTGGCTAAAGTTGCGAATTGTTCTGTTAGCTTCCCACCGGCTGAAGAAGCATGTCCACCACCGTGACATATATTTTTAGCTAATATACTCACGTCGACGTCACTTAGTTTTGATCTTCTAAATGAAACCGTCTTGGCTCCAGTATTAACTACTACGCCTATATCAGCATTATATTTCTTAATTAAGAAATGTGCTAATTCACCGACAGCATAATTGGCAAACGTTGCTACTACATTGTAACCCTTTATCTGCCCCTTAAATACATCCCCGTTGTCAACTTGGTGTTTAAACTTTTTAAAATATAGCTTAACAGCGTTCTTTTCATAAGCTGTAAACTCTCTAAATCCGTCAGAAAATGCTGAAATAAAATTTTCTGTTTTAGGAGAATTAAAATTATAATAAATAGCATGTAGCTTTAACGACTCCTTATATTGTGTATTATACCAATCATATGTACCGATGTATTCAATTAACAGTAATTGTTCATCTGTTAAATGTAGTAAATGGTCTCCAAACTTATCATAAATTAAATCAATAGTTGATCTATGACCATGGTCTGGGTATCCTTCTATTATAGTTTTAGCTTTACTATATAAGTGTTTATTTTTAATATGAGAGGAATGAGTATCAATAATAACAACATTAGATCTATCAGCTAACTTAATTTGATCCGGAGTTAAATCTAAATCAACAATATAAACTCGATCGTAATGATCTAGTGTTTGCAAAGCACCTCTAAATTTACCCGTAAAGGTGTATTCCGAAACGTCGTTAATATTAAACGCTTTAGCATCCTTATACAACCACTTTAACATTAATGCTGATCCAGCGCCATGTAAATCGGTATCAGTCCATACTTGGATATTCACTACTACTATTTATAAAAGTTCCTTATGATGCAAGCCCAGCAAGCGTGTTCAGCGTTTCCATGCTATCATCCTCAAATTCTATATCATCAGCTTCTTCAATCGAAAGCGTAGAATAATCAATTCGCATTGCTTGAGTTGCACCTCTTGGACCGTATCGGTTTTTCATCATACCCAACCTAATAATTCCTAATTCTCTATCTTCTTCATTTTGAAAGATAGAACATATAACATCTGCAGTTGCAGCAAGACCAATAGATTCTGAAATAGTTGCTAGATCGGGATTATCAGTATCAAACCCTGCTCTGTTTAATTGTGTTGCAGAAATAATAGGGCAATTAAAGAGATAACTCATAGCACGCACCTGCTCTGTAACATGTTTGATCCTTTCATATGAATTATTACCCATTGTTGAG